CATTTCCTACCACCCATGACACGTTTTGATTCGCTTGCGCATCCTCCAGCAAAAGAAATAATTCCCGGTAAGCCGTCGTTTCGCAGACAGTCCATTCCTCCGGATTCACAGGAGAAATTTGCGAACGGATCCGCAGGAACATTTCGTCGCTGATGTTGTCGAATTTACCGTTCAGAATCGTACTAATCGTACCTGCACTGATACCGAGTGAATTCACCGCCTTGTTTTGGCTGGGATACTTGGATACATAGACCTGCAAACGGGCCTGAATATCCTTTTTCTCTTCGAGAGATAACTGTTTCATATTGGTTTGTAATCAAAAATTTACATTCGATTGAATATCGCCGTCGGATCGCAATCCAGATTGCTGACCGCCTTGGTATATTCGCCGACGGTCACCGGTTCGGAGTACTGCTCGGAAGGAACGACTACAACCGTATCGGCCAGGCGTTCGTACTCTTTTTCGCTGATGCCTTTGATCGCCGGTGTCCGCAGCCCGTGCTGTTCCGGTGCGACGCCGTGTTCCAGTTCCAACGTGTGCGCCTCGATTTGACGGCGCACCCGCTCACGTTTGTTCGCTTCATCGTTGTAGCGAATCAGCTCCATATCGCCTTCCTGTTGTTCCTGAATATTGCGGCGGACGGTGAGATAAGGATATGCTACGGTTTCGTAACGTAACCCCATCGGGGTCTGTTCGTAAAGCAATGCGCGATCCATGGACTTCGGATCGAAACGCACGAAGAATTCTCGGCCGGTATTCTCACTGCGCCATGCGTAATCGGGCGTACCATCGGAGGTTAATACCTCGTAAGTGTACTTGCGGTTTTGGTATTGAATCGTGATACCATCGGCTGTAAATATGCTCGGCCGCTCGGTCGTCAGCCAGAACAGATCGATCATATCCAATTCCGTTACGCGTTCCGTTGCAGGATTGACGCTCGTGCGGTACATCTCTTCGTGTGCAATCCCCGTCTGGTAGTGCTTCATCGCATTCCATTTGCTGCGGGCGACGGAGTAGGCCTCCAGCATCTCCTCGTAGGTGAACAATTTCTCCTTGTTCGCTTCGAGGAACTCCCGGTTGATCTTCCACGCCTCTTTCGAAGTGATGTTCCCGCCGGTGAAACGCCAATCCTCATGCAGTACCTGCTTTTGAAAGCGACCGAACACCGACTCGATACTTTTCGACGGAGCGTTATATGGTGCTGTCGGGCGATTGATGCGGCAGATATTCGCGAAGAACTTCTGAGCGATCTTGCTCCGCTGCCCGCCCTGATTGTCGGTAACGATCTCATACGGTTTGTGTCCGGCTGTTTCGATAGCCATACGGAAAGCCCGAAACTGAGCGTCGAAATTCTCCGTATCGCTGACCGCATAGCCGAGCAAGGTTTCGCTGTAAGCATCGATCACTTCGTACACCGACGCGGAACGCACCACCGTTTTGCCGTTCTCGACCGCCTTGTAGAAGAGGTTGAGCTTCGTTCCGTCACCGTACCACAGCGAATCGCGCATCGTCGGCATTTCGGTCTTGTTGCGGCGTGCATAGAGCTGTTTGGCCGCCAGTTCACCATAAACAGCGTCGTACCACAGCGGCTTGATCTCCGGCCGTTCGAGGTATTGCACCAGCGACGACTGCGAAGCGAGCCGTTTCCAACCGCGACGTTCGGCGATGCGGTTGAATTCTTCGAAGAGCTGCTTGGTCGTATAAACCGGAACACGGCAACGGCGCAGGGCGACGATCTGACGTCCGGCCGCTTTGGTAATTTTCAGCGTGTTCGCATTGCAGAACTTGCCAGACACGAGGCAGGCATAGCCCTCTTTTGTATATTGGCGGAGCTTGTCGCGCAGACGAGCTTCACTCTTGGGCAGGGTGTGTCCGTAGGCTTGGCGCAACTCTTCGGCCGTGGCGAAGATGTTGGACCAGATGACCGGCGTATTGTTGTTGCACGCACGTCGCATCGCTTTTTGTGTCCCCCGCATTTCCCGAAGAGCATTCAGCACCCGCGCATTCAGCGTGTATTCTGTTTGTTTATCCTCCGGTAAATGTTCGCCGTTCGGCAACAGATATTCATGATAATACTTTTGTGCTTCGCTATCGACTGCAAGCGGCATATCTTCCTGTTTCATTATCTTTTCAGGATTACCGTATTTCGCTTCAAAACGCAGTCGGAACCGTTCAGGTAGCGAGTGGTACTCGATCAGAGCATACGACCCGAGTCCCTTGCCCGGACGTAGAACATTTACCCGGCCCCGCGTCACGAGATGATCGTAAGCACTACGACTCATTACCGCCTCGCCATCGTCCGACCGCGTCAGCTCGTGCATCGTTACTGCTATTATGTTTCCGAAATATTCCATCGCTTCGTTGTTCTCGATCCCGCGCCGGTATCGCTCCGGGCAACGCCTTCAGCGTTCGTGGGAAAATCGCTATATTTGTGTTGCCAACTACAAAATTTCAGCGATTATGTTACCTGCCGATCTATATATCCATTTCATTTGCCCGTCGGAACAACTGATGTTCCGTACTCGTGAATCGATGTCTCCTCAATTGCGCCAGTTAGACGTGAGATACAGAACTGATAAATCGTATCCTCCCGAATGTTACCGATTTGAACTTTCCATTCCTGCCGTGGAGGAGTACACGATGACCTTTCGGGTGTGGATTGATAAGCATGATCCCCGGATTGAGCAGATCCTGACGGCTGCACACAACGTTGTCGAAAGCGTTTCAACAGAGATACGTCTTGAAATAGAAAGGTGATCGTACCGTCGGCTTCGTTCCAGTCGGACTCTCCGAGACCGTATCCGCTGATCGATTCCAGTTCTTCGACCGCCGCATGCAATAGCTCATTCAGACGCTCTTCGTGACGGGAAATAGCCTCTCTTTGGTGTTTGGGTATCATAAGCCTACCTGTTTAATGAATCCGTGAGGCTTTGCGCCTCGAATACGATGTTTCCCCAGTCGCGAACCTTGACATCGGAGAACGTTTTTACGGCACGATTATCCCGACTGATGCTGGCTGTGCACGTCGCGTTGTCGAACTCCACTCGAACACCGTTCGAGAAGGTTTGAATGATCCGTTGTACGCCGCCGATATCATGTACGAAATCGATCTCGCAATTCGGCATGAAACCTTCCGTGACATCGAGCTTGATCATTACGCGTCCGCCATTTTGCACGGCCATGCGGCGAATCTTTTCTGCCAACTGGCTCTGGGTCTGGAAGGTCAAGGCCGACCACAGCGTTACACGGCTTACCCCCAACGCCCGACAGATGCGAGCTTTTTTAGAAGTCGATAATTCGATATATTTCATCATTCTCTTGGTTATGTTTGGTTCTACAAGTAGTCAGACAGTATCTCTTTGAAATGCCATCATCGGGATATCGCCGGGTTATTTTACTTCATTGATGCTCGGTCTCAAGGAACAACCGTAAGCCGTTACCAAAGCGTCGAACATGCGCTTCACGAAGGAAGCGGACGCTTCGAAAACAATTCCGGACTTCTCCGTATAACTGAATGCGATACCGCGTGTAATCAGGTAAAAACAGACCTTGTTCTTGTTGCTTTGCGTTTGCCACTTCTTCATTTCCTCTTTCATAGCCATAATTCAAAATTTTCACTATCTTTATAGCGCCTTAATATATTAGGACGATGCAAATATAAACGAGATATTTCGACTATGCAAGAAAATAAGCAAGAAAAATCACCTATCAAGCGAAAAATATTGTTATTCCTTTCGGAAAATGGTATAAGTCAGTATGATTTTTACCGAAAAACGGGTATTACAAGGGGGATTTTGGGACAAAATAATGGTATTAGCGAGGATAATATGGCGAGATTTCTTGCTGCATATCCACAAGTATCGGTCGAATGGTTATTGACAGGACGAGGTTCAATGCTTCGAGATCAAGATATCCAACTTGCCACGCCTGTCGTAAAAGAACAATTCCATCTGCGAACGGATCACAAAGTAGGATTGCAAAGCATCCCCCTCTATGAATTGGATGCAACAGCCGGTTTAGTGGAACTGTTCAGCGATCAGGCCCGCCAAACACCCATTAGCCATATACAAATCCCCGATCTTCCGCCATGCGATGGAGCTCTTTACGTGCGAGGGGATTCGATGTATCCATTACTGAAAAGTGGAGACATAGTTCTATATAAAGAAATTGCAAATAATTCGTCTGGTATATTATGGGGCGAAATGTATCTTCTATCGTTCACACTTGACGGCGAGGACTATATTACTATCAAGTATATACAAAAAGCCGATGACGACCGTTTCGTCCGGCTCGTTAGCCATAACCCACACCATTCACCGAAAGACATCCCCGCCGACTCGATCCAAGCACTGGCATTGGTAAAGGCGAGTGTGAGATTCAACACGATGGGATAAAAGCGTGTCACGCGCACTTTTTCAAACAGCAAACAGCGGCAACTTGAGCAGTTGTTGCTGTTCTTTAGACGATTATACAAAAATAAGCGATTGAAATTTGTAAAAAGTGTGTCATTAAGGGGGTACATATACCGCCATTTTTCTGCATTTTTGCACGGTTTTGGTAGTTAAAGGTTAGTTTAGGTGCATCTCTTTTTCACGTTTTTGGCAGTCTTAATGGCTGTTTAACGTGGATATTTCGTTTTGAAACACGAAAAAACAGAGGCAGTTTTAACGGCCGTTTTTGTGGCCGTCTAAATCTCAGATCATAGAACATGACTGCCGAAATGGCAGAACGACCTTGCTTTGTTTGGTGAGGGTTTGAACGGCCGTTTGAACGATAAAAATACGATACTCGACTGGCGTCACCTATACACGCCTACCAATGGCTGAAATCGCAGCACAAACAGCCTCAGTCGCAAATCCGACCTACGGTCGCAGATATCAAAAAGCCTCCGAAATTTGACCGTTTTTGGCCGTTTTCGGAGGCAATGTAACATCGGAGGTCGAACACCGCGTTCAAATCTGGTTCAAATGTAACACGAAAGTATCACCGAAGTAACATTTGGTTTCGCGGTGCGTCCGGGGGTGTCGCGCTGCTAACCTTCTGATATATACCGGATATCTATCTTTCTGTCGCTGCTCTTCTTTTGTACATTTGGTTTTTACCCCCATAGATTGGTTCCCAAGCGACTTTTTCCGAGTCGGGGGATTAAAAGGGAACCGGGTGAAATTCCCGGACAGACCCGCTGCTGTGAAGCTCCGCCAATCATCCGGGCAATCTGTACCACTGGCCGTTTCGTGCCGGGAAGGAGTTCGGATGAGGAGTCAGTCAGAAGACCTGCCAACGATTTATGGATTTAACCGCACCCGAGGACCGGTCGGTTGGATTGCTTTATAAATGCTTGTCGGATTTTATAAATATCTTTTGTTTCCCCTGGGACTGGCGGGAGGGTGCGTGCCGGAGGCATACGGACAGACGCCCCAGGATAGCCTCTACCATATCAGGGAGGTCGTCGTGACGGGCCGCGTCGTCCGGCGCGAGGTGATTCCCGTGCAGGAGCTCTCGGGCGAACGCCTCCAGCGGCTCAATTCGCACAACGTGGCCGACGCGCTGCGTTACTTCTCGGGCATCCAGATCAAGGACTACGGAGGCGTCGGCGGCTTGAAAACGGTGAACATCCGCAGCATGGGCACCAACCACGTCGGGGTCTTCTACGACGGTATCGAACTGGGCAACGCTCAAAACGGCACGGTCGATTTGGGGCGCTTCTCGCTCGACAACATGGAGTCGGTGACGCTCTACAACGGGCAGAAATGAGAAATGTGCGGTTGAATTTCCGCCAACAGGAACGTTCGCACCTGATGGAAAATATGATTTACAACGATTTGATCCGCAGGGGATATTCGGTAGACGTGGGAATAGTAGAACTGACGCGAATCATAGAGGGCCGACGCCGCTCGTCGCAATACAAGATCGACTTCGTGGTCAACGTGGGCAATGACAAACTGTATATCCAGTCGGCATTACACGTAGACACGCCGGAAAAGAAGGCACAGGAAACCTTCTCTTTGAGAAACACCGGCGACTTCTTCCGCAAGATCGTCGTGCTGGACGGCAACAGCAAGCCGTGGACGGATGAGGATGGCGTCATGTATGTGGGCGTGATCCCGTTCCTGCTGGAAGATATTGTGGCCGAGGCGATCGGATAAAACAGGGGACGGCGTTTCCTGTCCCGCAGGGAAAAACGGACGGTACGGACTATCGGTATCCACCACGGTACAAGAGGCTGTCGGCCGGCTTGCCGGCCCCTCCTGCCGCTTTTCCAATGCAAATACGGGTTGTTTTTGTCGTTTTTCTACGATTCGAGGTTTTTGGGCGGAATACAAAAGGATGGCGACCAGAGAAAAAAGGGACGGGGAGCGGCTGTCTGCCGTCACGGCCTGACGGGCCGGAACCGGAAGGAGCGTCAGGCCAGCAGTCGGTCGATCATGGACTGCAACCGCAACAGATCGCAATATTGATTGGTGCCGCCGGTATAGTCCTCGGCATGCCGGGCCGTGCGGATCAGGAACGAATCGAGTTCTATTCTGACCGAGCCAATCCTCCGGGACAATCCGGAGGAATGGTTTATGTAAACGAATTTGCCGTTGCGCTCGACAAAACAGCTCGTAAAGTAATGCCCCTTGGTCTTGGCTACGACCGCCGCATCCACGGCTTTGGCATATTTGGATATTTCACGGACGAGCGCCGTCTGGAAATTCCGGTATTCTCTCGAGACATAACACCCTGCGTCCGCAAGGAAGACATATTGCCATTTGGTATAAAAACTCTGTGCCATAATCCAATTTGTCCGTTATCGTGTGTTCTGTAAATAAATTCGCCACTCCTCGCCGTCGATGGTAAGGCTGTTCAGTTCCCAGTCGTACTCCACTTCCGGCATATCGGAATAAGGGAAATGAACGGCATAGCCTATCTGTCCGTAGGAACAGAGCAGCGGCGTGACGCAAACTTCACGACCGAAATAGGTCTGCGGAGTACAGTATTTGCGCCAGTCGAAACGGCCTGCGGTCACATTGCCGCAGAGCCGTGCGAGGATCGCCCCGTCCGTCATCGCTTTCATACGTCGGCACCTCCTTTCTGTACCAACGTCAGTTGGCCGGGGCGGTCGGGGAACCAATAGGCGTCGTTGTCTGAAAAGACGATGCCGCAATCCTCGTCCTCGGGGTAACGGTGCGGACAAAGGAAACTGTCCGGACGGCAAAACCCCAGCACTTCGTGGGGGCCGAACGTCACTCCATAATCGTTTGTAAAGAGAACCGTGTCGCCGACGGCCAGGTCGTCGTCCGTGTCGATGACCTCCGAAAGACGGTCGTAAATCATCTTGCCGTGTTTTTTCTCCACTTCTGCCTTCCAACGCAGAAATTCCGCTTTGTAACTTCGTTTCGTACTCATTTCAATGCTGTTTTCAGGGTTTCATAAAGCGTGTCGATCATTGCCTCGGCCGCTTCCATATCGCTCACGATGTCTTTGATGTGGTAAGGGGCGCCGTTCTTGCCGTGCCCGTCCGTGCCGATCCACAGATAGGCTTCATAGTCGGAGTCGTAAGCCTCGTAATACTTTTCCAGCTCTTGCAGGAGGCTGTCGGGATCGCCGTTCCGCATTTCGACGCTGAAGCCGAAGTCCTGTCCTGCGGGCGTGTACTGCCGGAACTCGAACTCCGTGAAGCCGGGACGACTGGCGTCCGTTTCCACACTCCAGCCCAAAGCAGTGGCCACATTGGTAATCTGTTCTGTTGTTGTCATCGTTTCCGTTTTTTCTTTCCCTCCGTTCGATGTCTTCCGACTTCGCCCGAAGGGGATGTTTTCACGTGCGGAGTCGGACGGGGGATGCGAGAACGACGGGCAAGGAAACGGAAGGAAATTTTATGAAAGGCCGGAATCCCGGATTCCGGAAAGTTTGCGTCAAATTTCATTACAGGTAACGGCAGCGGTCCTTGAACCGTGTTCGTCCACCGTACCTTTGCACACGAAAACGAACCCGGCGGCGAAAGTCGAGACAACGAGAGGGTTATACTCGGTATATCGGGCGTCGTCCGGCAGGTATATAAACGGAAGGGGCGGCGGTCCAAGCCGTCCACAGGGTGAGCTATAAAAGCAACCGGGGGCGCAAACAGCAGGAAAAGATACGAACGTGCATACCGTTTCCGGTACGGGATTCGTTATATAGGTATCAAGGGATACGCCGGCGATACGGACTTTTCGGTTATATCCCGGAATTTATTATCTTTGCCGAACAAGAGGATAGCCTTACGACGAATTAAATACCTGACCGCTATGACACATATAATGATCGAAGACAATACGCCCGAAGGAAAGTGGCTGCTGGAGCTGATCCGGGGACACAAGAGCGTGACTGTCATGGACGAGAAAAAAAAGAAGGGGTTCCGGGAAGCCGTGGCAGAATGCAATGGCCGTCCTGCCGCTGAATTTTTCGACGAAATGAGCCGACAGGCTAAAGAGCATTTCGACCATGCGTGAGGTTATCGTATCCGAACATCTGTGGGGTAAGATTAAAGAGGTAAACGATTATCTCATAAACGAATTACACCTGTCTGAAGAAGCGACTGAAAAGCGAATCCGCAGGATGGAACAGTTCGTCATGGATTTTGCGAAACGGGTCGATCATCCCTTGTGCCGTTTCAAAAAGTGGCGGACACTGGGTTACCACTGCGCCGTATTCGAAAAAGACTGGGTATTCGCCTACGAGGTGTTCGACGAAGGCGTGATCGTGCGCGATATGGCCAATACCGCACTCTTGGCGGAATAACAAGATATATTCATCAACGCAAATCGTCCGAAGCAGGATATTCGGACGGTTTGCGGTCCCCCTACCCCATAGCCGGAACGATTTACGGACCTACAAAAGCAACCGAACCGCAAACAGCGGAAAAAGACGGGAAAAGATACGAACGGCTATCCGCCACTTTACGCATTCCGCGAATTGTTCATCCAGTTTTTCGACCTTTCTTTCATCATACTACCGGATTACATAATCCGGCCCATCTTCAGTGTTCGATCCGTGGTAGAGTTTCATCTCATACCTCCGCCGTTATTGTAACACACACGGGTCAAATCCTGTACGCTGTCGCCGACAGGTGCTCAGCCTCGTAGTGTTCGGCGAGAAAGTCCAACCCCTTGTAGCGGTTCAGGTAGTTGCCGGCTTCGCGCACCGTCATGCCATGCGTACGTGCAAATTCGCCTATATTGGCCACAATGTAACCGATTAAGCGCCGGTCTACGGGAACCGCCACCTGCAAGCACACCGACGCCGACTCTTTCGCCCAGTTTCTCCTGTGTCATTCTGCAACGGGTCCGTTCACGGCGGATCAAAACTCCGATATTGTTGATTTCCATATTCATAGTCTCTCGATTTCACAAAGAAAATCCAAAGTTGCCTATTTTGGAAACTATGCGGCAAAAATTTAGCTTAAAAAAGTAAAAACAGCGTCCGGCAGGTATAGAAACGGAGCGGAGCGCGTGAGGCTTAGAAATGGCCGCAGGAGATATTTCCGCCGGAACGTAATTTCAGAGATCCGCAGGAAATGTTTGCTTTTACGCCCCGAATACGGGATATGGCGCAACTGACAGTTCATGATTCTGCCGGATTTGCAGTATAGGGATAAAATGAGCACTCTCCCCGGTTAGACGATGGCATTCCGTTTTACCGTTCTTCCTTCCGATATTATATATCGAAACGACTTCCTTTACCCTATCCGGCCCTTCGGGAGAATAGAGAAAATACAGATCGGACACTTCGAATAATATTTCGCATATCTCTTTCCCGCACATTCCTCTGACAGCACTGTCTTCGGATACCATTTATGGATTATAATCTCAATCCAAAATACCAAAATGTGGGGATT